GTCTACTTGATCGGTTTATGCTGGCGGCCACCGCAAAGGGCATCAACCGCGCGCTGATCCTCGACAAAGACGAGGAATACGATCGCAAGACGATCTCCTTCGCCACGCTGCCAGACGTCATGCAGCAGTTCATCCAGCAGTTCTGCGGGGCTGCCGATATCCCGATGACGCGGTTCCTCGGCACGGCGCCCTCTGGCCTCGGCTCAAACGGCGATCACAGCATGGCTAACTACCATGACCGGATCGCCTCGACGCAATCTCTGGAGATCACGCCAGCGCTCTACCGTCTGGATGAATGCTTGATCCGCTCTGCTCTTGGCTCGCGCCCGCCGGAAATCTTCTATACCTGGGCGCCGCTGGAGCAGATGAGCGAGAAGGAACAGGCCGAGATCGGCAAGATGAATGCCGAGACGGCTGAAATCCTTGATCGCACAGGCCTGTTCACAAAGCCTGAACTGCGCACCGTCGTTGGCAACCAGTTCATCGAAAGCGGCTTCTATCCCGGTCTCGATCAGGCGATGGCGGAAACCGGCGATAACTTCGACCTTGGCGAAGAAGACGACAACGAAGGCGAACAGCAGCAAGCTCCGAAACAAGAAGGAAGCGCAGACGAATGAAGAGATACGTCACCACTCTGGGCATCTTCCATACGATGCTGGGACAGGCGTCCACTTCCGAGTTTGTGATCGAGCGCGAGCCTCAATGCCGAAAGACGGGGATACTCGATGAGAAAGGAAACCCGATCTATTCGGTGGATGAGACGGCCCCGGTAGGCTTTGTCCGCTTGACCGAGCGAAAGTAGATGCTCCGCTACTCCATGTCGAAGCTCGGCAGGCGGGCGGGGCGTCAGGCCGGGACATCAGCAGTCTTGCCAACGATTGAACCGAGGCTGTCGACCGAGAAGGAATACTACTTGGCGCTCCGGTCCATGCTGACCCAGATTGCCACTGAGACGCGCGAGAGCATCATCCCGCTGTATCAGGCGGAGCGGCAGCAGAAACGCGCACAGGGGGGCTTACTGGCCGATGCTGATCAGTCGTGGTTCAGTCGGGTGCAGATGCTTGCTGTGGCGCTCGCTCGGAACGCCTCAAACACCGTGAACCGCATCCTCGATCTGGAGGCGCAGCGGCACACATCGACTTTTATAGAAACAGCCCGCCGCGCTCTGGGTGTGAACTTGGCCGCGGTGGTGCAGCAGGAAGACCTGGCCGACTATCTGACCACGGCTGCCGCTCGTAACGTCTCGCTGATCTCGGGATTGGCAGACGACACGATCAAGCGCATCCAGCAGACGGTCTACCAGAACAGCATTGCCGGCAACTCGGTGACGACGCTGCGTAAGGCGCTGCAGAACGACTTCGGGATTTCGGATCGGCGGGCAAAGAATATTGCCCGAGACCAGACGGCCAAGCTGAACAGCGACCTTAACCGCATCCGACAGGAGCAGGCGGGGGTAACGTCATACACTTGGACCACCGCTCATGACGAGCGCGTGAGAGAGCGGCACAGGCAGCTTGACGGCAAAGTCTACAAGTGGGGACAGGCGACAGGCGCAGAGGGTGGATTGCCACCTGGGCAGCCGATCAACTGCCGCTGCATCGCACGCGGTGTGGTCAAGTTTTAGTCCGGCAGGAACTGCTTGACGTCCTCGGGAACGTCGATGGGCATGGCGTCCATGTCCTCTGGACCGAGATAGACGACCTCAGTTGTCTCGACTGCAGCACGCAGCGCTCTGACCTCCTTGGTCAGCGCTTCGATCTTGACGTTCTGGTCAAGGATTAGCGTTCGCAGCTCTCGGAATTGCTTGTCGTCCATACCGCGATCTAACCCGATACAGGGGAACAAGTCCAATGCAATTCACTGACGCTGTAACGGTGTCCGGCACTCGTCGGACGGCCGATAAATATCTCATTGCCGAAGCCAAGTCGGTTCGCACCGGCATACAGCTTTATTCCGGTGATGAGGTTGGCAAACCAGAGATGCAGATCGTCCGGGTGTATCGCCCTCCTGAGGAGGTTTTTGCCGACGCCAGCCTGCAGAGCTTTACGCACGCCCCGGTGACAATGAACCACCCCGACGAGGCGGTGACAGCTGACAACTGGAAAGAGCTGGCTATTGGTGAGGTCAGCACGGCCGCCAAGAAGGATGGCGAGTGGGTGCATCTCCCGCTGATCCTGAAAGACGCCAAGGCGATTGCAGAGGTTGAGGAAGGAAAGCGCGAGCTTTCCGCCGGTTACACCTGCGAACTGATCTGGGGCGATGGCGTAACGCCTGACGGCCAGCATTTCGACGCCACCCAGACCAACATCAAGATCAACCATCTCGCCGTGGTGACACGCGCTCGGGCTGGTTCACAAGCTCGCATCGGTGACGGTGCGTCATGGGGCGCAAGCCCTTTCACCCAAACAGCAGACGAAAGGAAAGGCCCCATGGCTGACACTCTGCGTAAAATGCTGGTCGATGGTTTGCAGGTCGAAACGACCGACGCAGGCGCAGCGGCCATTGAAAAGTTGCTTGGCGACAAGAAGGCGCTTGAAACCCGCCTCGATGACGCCGAGAAGGCGCACCAGGCCGCACTCGCGGCAAAGGACGCCGAACTGGCCAAGAAAGACGCTGCGATCGATGCCGAAAAGGCAAAGGTCCTGTCTGATGCTGATCTCGATAAGCGGGTTCAGGAGCGCGCCGACCTCATCACCGTGGCGAAGGCAATCGCCAAGGACGTGAAGACGGAAGGCCTGTCTGACGCTGCAATCCGCAAGGCGGTTGTAGTTGCCAAAATCGGTGACGCCGCAATCGCAGGCAAATCCGAAGCCTACATCGATGCGCGCTTCGATCACCTGGTTGAGGACGCCGCCAAGGGTGCCTCCGATCCGTTCGCCGCCGTCGTCAAGGATGGCGTCAAACAGATCGACACCAATTCCACCAGCACGGCCCACAAGGCCATGACCGATCATCTCACGTCGGCGTGGATGGGCTCTAACCAGAAGGGGGCCGCATAATGCCTGCGATCCAGACCACCTACGCAGCCACTCACGCCCGCTGGGTTGAGGGCATGATCCCCAACATGGAGCCGAACGACATCGTCACCCGCATTGCGGAAGACGTTGAAGGCATCGGCTTCGGCAAGGTTTGCGTGCAGGGCACGCTCGATAACCAGGTTGTGGACTCGGAAGCGACCGTCAAGTTCGCCGGCATCGCTGTTCTCGACACGACCCGCCCGACCGGCAAGTACGAGCAGTATGACAATGTCGCCGTCATCAAGAAGGGCGTCATCGTTGTGCAGGCTTCCGAAGCCGTGGCCGTTGGCGATCCCGTCTATTACACCCCGGCGACCGGCGTCCTTTCCAAGACGGCGACCTCCAACACCCTCATCGCAGGCGCACAGTGGGACACGAGCACTTCTGGTGCTGGCCTCGCAGTGCTGCGTCTCGGCTAACAGGAGCGATCTCAATGAACATGCATATGAACGACGCTCAGCAGGTCGCGATGAGCTTTCTCATCCGGCAGGCTTCGCTCATCGAGCCCACCGTCTACGCGATGCGTTACCAGGAAATCCAGTACGCATCGCTGATCCCGGTCGACACGTCGGCGCCGGAGTGGATCCAGTCCGTCACCTACTTCTCCATGGATGGTGTCGGCAAGGCGGAATGGTTCAACGGCAACGCCCACGACGTGCCGAAGGTCGAGCTGACCCGTGAAAAGTTCGAGACCAGCGTCAGCATGGCCGCCATCGGCTATGGCTACACCCTGGAAGAACTCGGCACGGCCCAGCTGCTCGGCATGAACCTGTCGGCCGACAAGGCATCGCTTGCTCGCCGCATCGCGGAAGAGAAGATCGACGCCGTCGCATTCGTCGGTGACACGGCCAAGGGCCTGTCGGGTCTGGTCAACTCGTCCACCCCGACGGCCACGACGGCGCCGGCAGATGGTTCTGGTTCTGCAACGACCTTTGCCAGCAAGACGCCTGACCAGGTACTCCGCGATATCAACGCCCAGATCACCGGCATGTTCACCGGCACTCTTGGCGCAGAAATCGTGGACACGATCCTCCTGCCGTACTCCGTGCTGCTGGACCTTTCGACCCGCCGCATCGACGCCGTCAACCAGACCACGATCCTGGAATGGGTCGAGCGTAACAACATCTACACCCGCACCACGGGACAGGCGCTCACCATCCGCGGCGTGTTCGGCTACCTCGACACTGCTGGCGCAGGCGGCACCAAGCGCATGGTTGCCTACCGTCGCTCGCCGGAAGTCCTGAAGATGCATCTGCCGATGCCCTTCCGCTTCATGCAGCCCTGGCAGACCGGCCCGATCAAGTTCGACGTTCCCGGCATCTTCCGTGTCGGCGGCGTCGATATCCGCCGGCCGAAGGCTGTCCGCTACCTCGACGGCATCTAAGGAGAGACGACCATGAAAGTGAAGAACGTTTCCAAGGGGCCGCGAGGCATCAACACCAAGTCCGGCCCCGTTTTGCTGGAGCCGGGTGAAGAGGCTGATATCGAGATCAGCGAAGAGGAACTGAAGGTGTCCAAGTCAACCGAATGGTTCGAGTTTGGTGCCAGGGCTTCGGCCAAAGACGAGAAGTAACGACATTGCCTCGGCTGGAAACGGCCGGGGCTTTCCTTTCACGGTGAGGTAGATCCCATGACCCTGATTAAGTCGAACCACGATGCACCCTTGCCGGTCCCCGGTGGCCCAACGATCAACCCGTTTGCGACGGTCTCGGTCGAGAACTTCGACGTGCTCCAGCACAATGACGTCGTCAAGGCGTGGCTTGCTGCCGAAGTCATCGAGGTCGTGAAGGAAAAGGCCGTCAAAATCGAAAAGGCTGAGTGATGGCCTACGTTCAGCCGACACCTGCTTCATTCAAGGCGCGATTTCCTGAATTCACGCCTGTCAGTGACGCGCTGATCCAACTTGTCTTGCAGGAAGCGTTCGATGAGGTGGGCGATACGTGGCTTGAGCGTGACCGGGCTCGCGCCCAGATGCTGCTCACGGCCCACAAGCTCACAATGGAAGGTGAGCCGGGGCGGACCGTATCAGGGCAGGGAAGCGCAGGGACAGGCGCCGTTCGTCGCCGCAAGGTTGGTGACGTCGAGGTCGAGTTCGCCACTCCTGGCTCAGGTGTGGGCGGTTTTGCAGCCACTGGCTACACGGCGACCATCTAC